TTATAATACTAATTTATTGTTGATTTGTTTTTTTTTCTATTGTTGAACAGCAGCTACTTTAATTAGAAGCACTCTAATTTGTAATCCTGAAACCACTGGCGATTGGAAGTCTATAACTATATTAGTTCCGACTCTACCTATTGTAATTCCAGTGTACAAATTTAATCCTGTTGACACATTGTAAACTTGTATCATAACGTTGCTACTATTACTTGCGTATGGATTTGCAAATGTAAATGTATTCTGGGTTCCATCACCTGTGAAGTTTTTAGCGTAAGAGTTGTTCGTAATGTTTGTAACACTGTTAACGTAATCCCTAGTAGCAACTACATTACCACTAGAATCATTTGTTATCTGAGTTATACTTCTTTCGTTAAAAACGTTTAAAAAAGAAGATCCAGTACTACTAATTTTCATAGATGTATCATTACCTAGACCATCAGTAATTCTTCTAAGTGAAGAGCTTAATGCTTGATTATCTTCAAACTTTAAGATTCCATCATAAGTATCTTTTATTACTTTACCTGTTAGTGTTACTCCCATTTTCTATATCTTTTTTAATATCATTATCTAAATTCTGAATAAATATATCCAGTTTCTTAGGATATTGCTCTTTTAATTTGTATTTATTAATCTTTTCTTTTTTCATTTACTATATTGAATTTTAACCTAAAAACCATCCGAAAGAATCAACATCTTTATCTGGCTCCATATCTTGAGAACCTAAGTTATATTCTGGATAATCATTGTGATTGTCACACATAAATTCAACAAATCTTTCAGCGTAAAAAGAAGCCTTATCATTAGCTCTTGAAGCTAATCCAGCAATCTCTACTCTATCTACTCCATCACTGTTCTCAGAACGGTGTTTAAATAGCCCTCCTTCGCTTAAAGTGTATGCAGCGAACGGAATGTATTCCGCTTGAGCAAACCAAGCTAACATAGGCTTAATATAGTCATCTAGAAGTAACTTGTATTTGGCGTTAACAGGGTCTTGTATTGTGCTTGCAACTATTAATGACTGCACCTTTTTGTAGAGTGCAGTCCCCATATAGTTCTGTATATGCATATCTTGTGCTGTCTCTATAAATTGTATCATTTTGTCGGGGTCCACTGAACCCGAAATAATAGACTTTTTCTTAACGTATGTGGTTGATGCAAATAGTGCTTTAGCCATTATATATATTTTTGTATTAATTCATTGACTTTAAAAGTAAAGTTGTCAAGCTTAGACATCTTTTCTAATTTCTCTCCTGTTTCTACTTCTTTAACTACAGACGTTTCAATGTTGTCTAATTCAACAAACTCAATAGGTTGCAATGTAACAAAGTATAATGATAAGAATATCTTGTTGTAAGCAAGTATCTTATTTAATCCAGCTATTATGTTTTCTTGAAATGGTCTAATAACAATATTATCCATTAATATCGAAGCTGTACGTAACTCTTCAGCATTATTACCAAAACCTGTATTATCTTTAATCCCTAAAAGGATTGGAGATACAATACCATGACCTAACATTATCTTCTCTCTACTTTCGTCAGCTAAGAATTGGTACTGAGCATGAGCATCTGGTAAGTGTATTGGTTCTACAGAAGCAGCGGTTTCTTTGTCTTCATTAAAAGATAAAATGAAACGCCCACCATTAGATGAACCACCAAACTTAGATTTAATCTTGGACTCCATTTTTTGTTGAATAGATTCACTAGGGACCCCATTATTAAAGTTAACTAATAAACTAGGTTGAAGACCGTTTTGTATATTCGATATATGATAGTTAGATACCTCTTCTTCTAACTGACTGTACTGTAATGAAGCTTGATAATCACACGGTGAGTAATAATAGAAACCAGATACATAAGGTCTAACTATATAAACCTCAGTAGTGTCCTTACTTGATCCATTACCAAATGTAGGTATTCTTTTAGGCTTATCACCTGTTTTTTTATTCTTCCAATCTGGATGATAATAGTATGCTTTTATAACACCACTATTAGTCTTTTCAGCTCTTAAAGTTTCCATAGGATGATGCCTAATAGCAATAACCTTAGATTTATCCTTATTGTAATTAACCTTAATACATCCACTACCTAATAACTTTCTGTCTCCAACTATCTTTCTAAGCTCCCCTTCATCTATAAGCTTTTTCATTTCAATATAAGACTCTATATTTATCTTTCTATCAATAGCATCCAATCCTCTACCGTAAATCATATCACTTATCCCATTAACACATCTTGCATTGGTAGGAGATCCTAAGTATCTTTCAATAATGTCACCATAGTAATTGTTGTCAGTACCATAAGATATATAGTCATCACTTAACGATTCTATTACCTGTGGTCTTTCGTAGTTTGCCATTTCAATAAAACGCACACCTACATCTTTAGTCTTTTTCTTGTTATTCATATACTTTCATTTCGTCAGAATCTGTGTCTGTGTTTACAACAAATTCATTGTTATTTATAGTGTAATTAGTATCATTAAATTGAGTAACTAAAACAGTTCCTCTAAATATTATATTAGCTCCTTGAAGTACTTTAAAAACATATCTTTCTCCCTCTTTAAACAAAGGAACCTCTACACTTAACTGCAAGTCGTTGCTTACATAAGCAATAAGAGAAGGAGTTATTGTTGTATCAAGATTAGTATCTTGATTATTAAACACTACAGAAGTGCCTATTTCACTAGAAAAACTTCTTGGTAAAATGCTTATAATATTGGTACTTATTAAAGGATTAATTATCTTCATTTTACCAAGAAGTTTT